CTATCGGGCTCGCGTTGAGCCCCTGATGGGCTCTAGCGCTGAGAGTACCAGACGTGTCAAGCCCATTAACATAAGTCCTGTTCAGACGCGTGTCGCTCATCGATTTTCCGTAGAATAGAATCCAGAGCCCTTAAACGAGACTCCTACTGATGAGTAAACCTTATGCATAGATGAATGACAGAATGGGCATTCCAGATCATGAGGCTCATTGATACTCATCCATTGCTCGATTCTGGCATTAGATTCGCATTGCTCATTGTCGCACTCGAACTCATAAGTCGGCATCTGGATCAACCTCACACGTCTTGCATGTAGGCGTAAACGCCCAAGCGCCACACATCTTGCAACGCATAGGCTCTAGTGTATCTCGATCACCCTTGAAATCCCCGTAACCTGACTTGAGCAATAGATCGACCAGATCACCAAGCCGCATGAAGGCCAGATAATCCTGAGGATTAGCTTCTCCTTGGCCATTCAAGCGACACACCACGATTGGCAAGTCATGGGACTTGCTAGCTCTTTTGGTGACCTGATCGATCCACGCCTTTGGCTGGAACGCCGATCTAGCCTTAACCTCCATGTCGAACGGGACATGGGTTATGTCTTTTCCAGCCCCTCGACCGATGTCCGCGTGAGCCCACCATTCCGAAAGGTAACGGGCTACGGTTCTCTCGGTCGAGAATCCTCGGTATTTACGGCTTTGTGAGGCCATTAACCGCATGACACTTTCTACATGACCAGGCTTTACTCTGTAAGTTCACTTTAATCTCTGATACTGGAATTGACTCATTGCATAAGCAACACCGAGTCATCATCGTGAACTCTTCTAAGATAGCCTGGACTTCTTTAGATCGTGAAATCTCATCATCTGTTGGAAATGACTCCCATTCCCCGTCTTGATTCATGAACTGTAGTTTTCCCATTAGACTCTCGCCTTCTGACGTTGCCATGCGCCCTCTTTGTTAATCTCATACCAGATAACATCTTCACCCTTCGGGCATCTAGTGAGTTCACCAGTCACAGCGTTGAGACATTTAAAATGACCCCACGCTTTACCTGCTCCTGTCTGACCAGTTTTCCATACCATATCGCCATGAGGGCAACGAGGGATATCCTTCTCTGTCTGGCCGCCAATAATCTCTTTCACCGTCGCAACCGCTTCCCCCATTGTGGGCGGCATAGTCGCTGGCTTGATAGTCCATGGATCCTCTTCCTTTACTACTGGAATGTATTCGCCAGATGTCTGTGCCATCTTAGCCTTTACTTCATCGATGCTAGCCTTTACTTGGTTTACTCGATTCACCTTCTCAGCTTCTTCTCGGCTAATTGAGTTCTTGTCTGTGCCTATATTGGCATTCTTGGCGGCAATTCCGATTGCGGACGTTTCGCAGTTCTCGAGCGCAAAGTCTTTATTAACACCTCGATCGGCAGTAATCTCTCTAGCGTATCCAGTTGAGAATGGACGTTGATCCTCATCATCTCGGTAAAACTCTGCTTTAAACACTACTCGGCTCGGATCTTCTGAGATTAAATAAGTGATAATTCTACCCATGGGATACATCTCTCTAAATAACTTGATTCTTTCGCTTACGGTTGTGTACTCTGATAGATTAAACATATAACTCATTCTCCTCTGTGTGTAGTTGCCCTGCTATTGCCATATATGCTGCAGCGTCGATGTATGTATCGACTTTTGCTGACTCCATACTTCGTGCGAGCTTGACCAATGCCATGCATGACGCCACTTGATAGTCAGTAACAGGCATTTGGAGGAATGCAGACCAGAGACATGCGGTTCTGGACATATTGTCTGACGGGTGTCCGTAGTCCATTCCACGATCTTGTATAACTGCTTTTGCTTCGTTGAGGAAATCATTCGCTTTCACACTCTCACCTTATCCTTGGCTTCGTAGTAATCTCTGACCGCTTTACGGCCTTTGAGATAACCTACACGAATCCCGATCGATCGACCAAAGTGAAACCATAGTGCCGAGATAGTAATAAGAGCTATAACGTCTTGCGTAACTGTATCGAACATTGTTAAGCCTTTCTGTGGATGCCCTTCATCCGTGGCTTAACTGTCTCACGCCCTAAGGGGGAAAATCCAAAGAATTAGATAACGAAACGATAACGATTATCTGGCTCGGCCGTAACGCTTTCCTGAGACTACGAAGGTTCCATCCTTCTCGAAGTAGATCAGATCGACCTGAACGTTCTTACCATCGACGTACATGATGGCGAACGCCTGTTGCCAGTTAGCCGATCCCTTTGTGTAGCCTGCCTTAGAAAAGTCCATTAAGTTACCAACCTCGACGCCATGCAGAATGCGCCCTATACGACCTCCAGAGGCCTCTGAGAACGATGATCTGCCTGCCCTGTGAGTATGTCCTGAGATAACGCTCTTCCCGTGCCTACGAGCCGCCTCAAGGGCTGAGAGCCCTCCCTGTGACTTGATAGGGGTGTGATCCCCATGGACTGCAATCCAGCCTGGCGCGATATTGTATGGCTTCTTATGAAAGGTAATCCCTAGCTCATCGAATCTCATGAACTTCTCGAACCTAAGTTCGGGCAATGATAGGAATGAGGGAATCTTCCTCATGATCTGATTGTAAAGGCGGTCTGTGTGATTAGACCGAATCGTCTGTGTTACCTGTAGATCGTAAAGTACCTGAACAGCCTCATCGCGATCATCTCCCAGCGTCTGCTCATAAGCCTCTGGAGTCCCTTCTGACCACTTGCTAATAGTATTAAAATCTATTTCGTCGCCGATTGTGACTACTTCGTGCGGCTTAAACTTGCTGATAAAACTGGCTAAATTCTTGACTGCGTGTCTATCGTGGAACGGCACTTGTAGGTCGCTCACTATGACTATGCGCTTCATTAGTCCTCTTCGTCGTCCTCATAAGGTAGGCGATCCACTCGGTCGGGGATCGATGGGAGAAGCCAGTCAGGGTAAGCCGATCTCTCTACGATAATCGCAAGGCAGAGATCAACAGCGAATCCAGCACGACGAAGAGACTTATAGAACTCATGCATAGAAATAGCGTATGCGTCGAGTGCGTTGTAAGTGTCTAGGTCGATGACCTTCTTCTTAGCCATGTCGAAAATTATCGCTCTAGAAGTATGTTGTAGATCTCATCGACACGCGAGTTAAGTCGCTTAATTTCGGACAGTAAATGAGTAATGACATAGCCTGCAAGGCCACCGATTACTGCAAGGCTAGCAAAGTAAAGGGTGAAGAAGTTTTCCTGGGTCATTTTTTCTTTTCGACTGTATCGACAGCCGCCTCAATAGAATCAACGATGACGTCAGCGATTGCCTTCTTGGCTCGATATGACTTGATCGCTTGGCGCAGTACTGGAATCGCAATGAGTCCGAGAGTTGCATAGATAATTGCTTCCATTTACTTTCCTCCTAGTAGCGGGATATTAAAGAAAGAGCCGTCTTGATCGCCTTGTTTAGTGAAAGAGATATGGCAATGCGCGTTATGTGGATTACTTCCAGAATACTTGCGCCAGCGCCAGCCCATGCGAGACGATGCAATTCGTCCTGCGAAGATGATGTATGAGATTCGCTTCTCGCCTGCCTTGGCTGCGAGTCGAAGCTGATCTGCAATATCGGGCATGAGGTCGGGCTTGCCTGACTTATGTACATCTCGATCGACATCGATGGCGCGAACCACCCCTGTCGCTGAATCAGGGTTATGATCGCTAGGACGCGCTGAATGACGGAGATCGCCGATCCAACCATCGGAACGCCGATCACGATCTGGGAAGGTGTCATCGAATTGCTCTCTAAGCTGTTGCCCAGCCTTAGATAGTATGGGCTTCATTAGAGCATTCCCATCGCTTTAGATCATTAAGTAATAATTCTTCATGACCACACTCAGGCATAGGCGCGATGAATGCGTCATCGATGGGATCGTATGTATAGCCAATCCCTGCATAGTTAAACCGAATATTATTGTTGTATGACGTGCGCTTGCAGACTTGACCGCGAACCTCAGAATAAGCCTGCTCCCAGTCAGTTATGCCGTCGACTTCTTCCCATTCGTCTCGGCCTTTAATAACTTCTGTCACAATGCTATTTTCATCTAAGAATGCATAGTAAGCCATTAGACAGTCACCGTTCCAGTTCCAGCCGTAAATGAATAAACCTTATAACCGCCTGCGGTCGTCTTTGTGTGAACTAGAGTTCCGCCGATGGTCGTTAAGTCTGCAAAAGAATCTGGATAGCGAATAATTACGATACCTGATCCGCCTGCGCCAGTATTGCCGTTAAACCAAGCGCCACCACCGCCGCCGCCCGTGTTATCTGTGCCTGGAGTTGCGTTAGATCCTACTGTGTCTAGTGAACCGTTACCACCGCCACCAGTTCCGCCAGTTGTGCCACCAGTTCCAGCACCACCGCCGCCACCTGCGTAAGTTACAGATGAGCCCGTGATTGATGAGGCAGAACCTGCGCCGCCGTTTCCGCCGTTTTGCCCACTTGTTGGAGTGCCACCCACTGCGCCACCACCGCCACCGCCAGCACCACCAAAGTTATTAGAACTACCGCCATTATTACCTTGTCCAGACGTTCCAGTTCCGCCGACTTGGGCGCTAGAAATACCGCCTGCACCGCCGCCTGAACCACCATTAGCGCCAGAAGTCGTCTGAAATCCACCAGCACCACCACCCGTTGAGGTGATAGTTGAGAAAACTGAATTAACTCCGTTAGTGCCAGTACCTCCAGAACCAGAAGTTCCAGCACCACCTGCGCCAACCGTTACTGTAAAACTTGAAGGTAAAGTAAAATCACTTCCACTTCTAAATCCGCCAGCGCCACCACCGCCGCCTGCGAAAACAGCACCGCCACCGCCACCTGCGACGACTAGATAATCGGCTTTCAATGCACCAATAGGTAAACCGAAAACACTGACGACATTGTTAAGCATTACGCAATAGCCCCGACGATGTACCACGTATCAGTGCCAGTCTTGATGCATGCGGCGCTTCTGTTTTGACCAAGAGTAGGAGAAGCTGGAACTGCGCCAGCCGAGAGAACTGTAGTAGTGCCAGAAGTAACTGCTGAGATAGTGCAAGTGCCAGCGCCCTTGTTAAGGATAGTGATTACAGATCCGACTGGGATAGCCGCTGTAGCGTTGGTAGGAATCTTAAGCGCTACGGCTGTTGCCTTGTTCATAGACACTAGGACTTGATAGGAGTCCACAATAGCGACTGTGTAGTCGTCGGTCTTATCGGCAATGACATCAAAGGTTACTAGGCCGTTATAGTCCGCCGCCGTGAAGATGTCGCCCGTAGTCGCTGGAAAGCCTGTTGCCATTGTTTATCTCCTAGTATCCCATTATGGATTGTCCGATTATACCGTAAGTCGAAGATCCTATGATGAACCCTTCGACTATAGGCTCAAGTGTTGTCACTGTAACCTTCATGCTGTTAGGGGTTATATCCCATGCTAAGCCCTGCGCTTGCAAGGTCTTAACGATTGTACTCGAATCAGGCTGTACGTTGGTGATCTCCAGATTATCAAAGTACTCAAGCCCGATCATCGTATCTGTAGGCACGTTAGGATCGAGTAGATCGACAGTCATGGCGTCGATTCGAATCGTAGTTTCTGCTCTAGTAGCGACATAGATGTCAGCGATGTCTTGAACCTGCGCGTCTGTTTGAGCGATCAAGTTCTCGACGTTCATGCCATGAGGGAAGTACTTAGCGATTGAATCGACATTATTAGCGCTGACTTCAG